GAGACTGACCAGCACACGTCCCACCATCAGCGCCAACAAGTCTGAACCCACCGTCAACCGGCTGAACCGACCCACCCTCATTGGCGAGGCAAGACTTCGAGAACTCCCACACACCCAGAGCGTCAGCCTCAACCGACGACGCTGTAACTAGGAAACCGAGAAGTGCAGGAACGAAAACTAGATAACGACTAGCTGACGAGCGCAGAAATCTCAGCATCAGTCAAACCCAAAGCCTTCAGCTTCGACTCCGCAGATGCCTTCGCACTCGCCTTCGCAGCCTCAGCTGCTTCACGTTCTGCTAGTTCAACAGCCCAAGCCTGAGCGTCAACCTCAAGCTGAGCCAGCTCCTCAGCCGTCAGCTCTACCTCTGTTGTGATACCTGTCGAACAATCGACTACTAGTTTTGTTGCCATATCTATATCCTAACTTGATTTAATCCCATACAGGGACGCTGATGAATGTTGTGCTTGTCCCAAAAGAATTGTGATTTGTGTGATTGCGGAACTTGCACTCCACAAACCTGATGTCAAACTCAAGAAAGAAGCCGTAGCATTATTTTCTGTAACAGCATCAATGCTCACAGACTTGTTTGCAGAATCCGAATAATTCGGAATATATATTTCAACATTCCCAAAAACAGATGCAGTATAACTTGTCGGATTGACACCATAAAACTGAATTGCTGAAGCTGAACTGGTACTGCTTGCAGCCGTACCGCTACCCAACAAAATGCGACTAGAAAGGTTGGTTGAAAGACCGTTAAATTGGATAGTTCCAACAACTGAATCAGTAGCACTATATCGCAACGAGCAGACCAGTTTGAGGTCTGTGTAGGTTTGAGGGATAGAAGTGAAAGTGATGTTGGCTGCACCACCAGAACCAACCGTCACCGTTTCAATAAGTTTGTGTGTGGCAGCCATTATTCAGCCTTGATTCCGTAGAGCGTAAATGTTGAACCAGTAAAAAAGTTATTTGCTGAAACAAAAAGCCTGATAGATGTAATCGCTTCAGGAGTTTTTCTCCAAAGATTAACTGTTGCATTTGTCTCTTGTGTTGGGGTATTCAAACGGCTTAAAACTGTTTTAAATGTTGTTGCGTTTGAATAGTTCATAATGTCAATAATTGTTACATTGTTCAGGTCGGAGTTAGGCAAAAATCCAACACCAGTAAAACGCATAAAAGTCACGGTATCTGCTCTTGATGCTGCTGCGCTACTGCCATCACCGGTGATACGGGTGCGGGAATAATTGCTGGCTGTATCGCCATTGAATTGTCCTTGAAACTCTGTTGAACCTGCTGACGCACCACCCTTAAAAACAATGCGCAAATCCGTGTAAGCACTACTAAAAGAATCAAAAATAACTTGGTTTGTAGTTGAGTTGGGGAGCGTTGTTGATGCGATTGGTTCGTAAGTTACGGTCATGGTTAGCCCTTAATACCGTACAAAGCGAACGACGAGTATTGGCTGATGTTTGGTGTTGTTTGAGCATACAAAGTAATCGAAGTCACAGCGGATAAACTTCTCCAGTTGTTAGACCACATACGGAGAAGACCAGCCCCATTTCGGTCAGCACCAGTCAATGTCCTAACAGTTTTGTATTTGTTTGTATTTGCATAATCAAAAATATCAATGATACTTACACCGAAAATGTTTGCAGCAGCACTATTGCTGGTACTCAAACCAACCACCATTTCTGTTTGGCTTGTATATCCTTCTGAAGTTGCTGAAGCACCATCACTTAACAGGTTATGATTAGAATAGTTTGATGCGGTATCACCGTTGAATCTTGCTAAAAGGTTGTTTGCTGTTGCAGACCTACCATCACGACTCATGATTCTAAGTTGTAAATGTTTATAGGTTTGAGGGATGTCGCTAAAAGTAATTGGTGTTTGCCCACCCGAACCAACAGTCGTGGTGGCAATCGATTCGTAGTCGCCAGCGACAACCGCAGCGAATGGCGCAGCCAAGATTTGCATAAAACTTAGGCGGTGACGTTGCCGACCATAACCCAAGCGTCGGTATCCCACTTGAGTACGGTACAAACAGCGTATTGGGTTGAGAGTTTGAGTGCTGCACCAGCTGATCGAATGACTGCTGTTCCACCGGCAACGAACGTGTAGGTTGCGGTGCCAAGGTTCATGAAGTTCAGTTGGTCACCGATAGCGAATGCGGTGGTGGCGTTCGCTGGGATGGTGATGGTTCCACCAGCAGCGTTGATGACTGTGGTGAGCTGACCAACCTGTGCGGTGCCAGGTGTGTAGGCCGTACCAGTCTGAGCGTTGACGGTTATGAGACTGTTTGATAACGCTGACATTGATGCTGCGGTGAGGGTGTCACCAGGGGTGAATGTTGGACGTACTGCCATAATGCTCCTATGTTAGCCGATGATTAGTTTACGCTAAACCCTTGGTGTCATCGTTCAGTTCATCGGTGTCAAGGATGAAGTATGTGTAGATGCGGGTTGGGTTGGGGTACAGGGTGACGATGTGTCGGTCTGGGGTGATGTCATGGCTGATGCCTTCAAGTGCCATGACTTGTGTGACTGTTGATGGGGTTGAGTTCGGGAACGATTTGGTGACGGATAGTTGTGAGCCGATGTCAAGGGAACTGATGGTGGTTCGTTGTGCATCGGTGAGACCGTTCATTACGACTTGAATGTTGCCGAACCAGAACGCAGGCACAGGACGGGTCAGGTACCCTGCGAGGTCTCCGGCATCATCCAAGGTTTCCAGCAGGGTGACGACGAGTGGTGTTTCTTGCACACCGAACTCAGCAACCGATGAGGCAACTATTGCTTGAGCATATTCAATGCTTGGTTGCAGGTTGTCTACGGTTGGTAATGGTGGGGTGATAGCGACGTTAACTGTGTTGATGACTGACGGGTTTGTTGGGGTGAAGTCGTTTGGTCGTGCAGCTGATTCTCTAGCGAAATAGTCTGCTAGTTCTGCTTCAACTTGTGCGATGTCAAAGTTGAGACCGATGTCCCAAGAGAATGAACCAAATGACATATCAGTTACTCACAATGTCAAAGGTGGTGTATGGGATTGCGGTGCCACCGGTATCGGATAGGTAGCCGTTGATGGCTTGTAGTTTGCCGAGAAGCCGTCTGTCAAAATGGAAGTTTCCTGACCCATCAACCCAGATACGGCCTTGCTCTGAGTTGTTGACACGCATCAGATATTCCATGACTGATGATGAAGCGTCAATCGGGGCATTACCTAAGTTGGCTGCGCCTTGTTCCAATACTCGTTGTTCTGGTTTGCCGAACGCATTGACAGAAGACAGCACCGAATCAATGCGTTCATCAGACCTTTGAGGTACAACCGATCCAGCAGCGACTTTGGTGTTGTTTAATCTGAACAGCTCATCAGAACAGTTCACAGTCACCAATGATCTACTTGGGTTCTCGATGCGCTGGTCATACTGCGTGATGATGCCCGTGAATAGGTAGGTGCCATTACGACTAATCCGCACACCAGAGTTCAACTCAAAGCCCAAGCGTCCTTTAGCCGTATTCCAATAAGGCGAACCCTCATTCACCAAGCTAAACCGATAGTCCGAATCCTCAATCTGCAACGTCGCAGTCGAAGGCTGACCTGTAGGGTCACGGAACCTGTTCTGGCGACCACGATTGATAGACACCTGCTTCACATAAGCAGTCACATCCTGCCAGTCAGTAGTTCCCTCCAGCACATACACGCTTTGGTCAAGCACCCCAGACAATGCGTTATCCAGCACGAACGCATTAGTTGACGCACCATAATCCATCTCCACCGTATAGGTGCCACAGTTAGGAATCGCAACAGCCATCGTGTTACTTCGTTGTCACAGGAATCTTGCCGATACTCCGATTGTATTGTTGCAACGCCTCAACCACCTTCTGAGGCAAACCTTGCTCCGCAATCGCAGCATTGATATTGATCTGATAAGTATCATTTGGACGCAACGAGAATCCGCCCCCAGCCGTCACCGGCACCTGACTCGACACCCCAGCCATCGGATTAGGCATCCCACCCAAAACCTTCGGATACTTAGCAATCAAATCAACTGTGGCTTTCAATGACTCATTCAATTTGTCCTGGGCTTCACGCTCACGATCAATCGCATCAGCCAACGCCTCAGCAGCAGCCATCTGGCGTTCCTTGGCCTCAGTCACATCCTTTAACGCTTCGTCATAAACCATTGAACCAATAGTCGCACCGAAGATAGTTTCATTCAGAATCGTCTGCTGGTCATTCAACTCCTTAGTCGAACCAACCTGAGAATCCGTAGCATCAGCAACACTCAACTTCGCATCAGCAAGATTCAACTCTGCTCGACGAATATCCATCGGAGAAGACTCAGGGTCTTTACGAACCTCAGCCAGATTCTTCTCAGCATCAGCAACCGAATAGATAGCCTCCTCAACAGCCATCGTCGCCCGCTCCTGCGCACGTTGCGCCCTAGCCAACTCAACCTGAGCAGCCTTAGCCTCAGGGCTATCAGCACCGAAGCCTCTTGAGATTTGATTCAACCTTGCCACCGCTTGAGCAACATCAAGATCAGCCTCAGCCTGAGACTTCCTAGCCCTATTAGCGGACTTCTGTGCATCAGACAACGACTTCTCGTTACTGGTCACAGTCTTCAACGCATCGCCATATTCCTTAAGTTTGTCCGTAGCCTTCTTAATTGAGTCAGCAGTTTTCTTAACTCCACCACCAAACTTCTCACTACTAGAAGCAGTCACATCAAGGGTCGCACCAAGTGACCGAGCGATGTCTGTCCATCGAGCAGACTCAGCACCAGCAGCTTTGGTCTTGCGATTGTTTTCGTTGTAGATGATGCCTAACTCTTCAACAACTTTCTTTTGCTCAGCCAAGGCAGCGTTCGCATCATCCAACTGTTTCTTGGTATCTGCTGGTGTGGAAATACGAAGTTCCGTACCAGCGATTGAGTTGATCGTCCCGAATAGAAGGTTGATTGGAAGGCTTATCAGTTGAAGCGCACGGGTCACACCATCAACAAAGTCAAAGAACTCTGCCTTCATCGCAAGCAACCTCAATTTGACCTGCGCACCGGTATATCCCAAGTTGTCTGCAAAGGCACTCAAAGCACCTGACAAACCACCAGTACCGAACGCATCAATCGCAGCCTGAACAGCGTTCGGCAGATTGTTCATCACATCTTTGAACCGGTCACTATTGAGAATCGCATAACCAATAGACTCAACCGCTTCACCAATGATGATGTTCAATCGTTTCATCTGGCCTTCAAAGGTTCCCGCAGCAACAGCCGAAGCACCTCCGAACTGCTTAGTCAGAACCGCTTGAGCAGCAGCGAAATCCTTAGTCTTAACAATGTTGGCATCAAGTGGAATACCAAGCCTGGTGAACGCACCAACATTCCCATTCACGCCCTTAGCCAACGCCAAGGTGACAGTCTCAAGTTCCTTACCTGAACCAGCAGAGATGTCCAACGCCAAACCAAGTAACTCTTGAGCCTTAGTCGAATCGCCAGTAGCACGGGTCAAGGTGGCAATAGCAGGCCTTAACTGGTCATCAGCGATACCAGTAGCACGTTGAGTGACATCAATGAAATCTTCAACCTGGCGAATCTGGGCAGTCGTAGCACCAGTAGTTTTGACAAGTTGATCGGCTAAAAGAGCTTGAGATTTTTGGTCTTCGGCTGCTGCTTGAGATGCTTTGAACAACCCTGCTGCGATAGCACCGGTGGCAGCAGCACTAGCAATAGCAACCTGTTTGAACGATGGGAGGCTTAACCCAAGTTTTTTCCCTAATGCGCCTAGTTCCCCTCCAACTGATTTGATGCCTTTGGTGGCACCCGCAACATCAGAAATAAACTTAACAACGAACGTCCGCTCACCAGCCATGCGACGATTCTACTCAATAACAGACAACCCATTCACTAAGGCGTTGAACTCATCAAGCATCGCAGAATATAAAGCCTTCCCTGTCAGGCCATCCCAACGAGAAATATCTACAGGCGCATCCCACCAAGCCTCATCCAACACCTCTGAACCAGCACGACGCTGACGAGGTTGACGCACCTGCTTCGAGCGGGGAGAAACAGGATTGATAACAGGTTCAACATCCAACCTGAACGACGAATCCAACAACACACCATGACCCTCATGAAACTCAAACGACTCACCTGGTGCATGTTGTGGAAGATAGAAAATACGTGCAGCGTCTTTAGTCTGAGGGTCACCAAACAACCCAATACGGTCATGCAACTCCTGCCACACCACACGCCACAAAGACGCAGGCACCTTCTCCGCTAAAGGCAAAACAAGGTGATAGTGAGGATCGTCTAGACGATGCGAATAGGTGGAATAGGCGAACCATTCCAACCCTTCAAGACGTGCATCGTCAAACGCTTCACCGTCCATGTCGACAACCAACGCCTCAACAAACCTGACATTACGGTTCCCTCTAGTCGTACCCAAGTCATACTCAACCGGTGACCACAACGCCCCAGCATCCTTGACAGCGTTCTCCTCATGGAACGACAACAGCTCTTTCAACTGCTCCCAAGACGAAGCGAATCGCTTCGGATAAATCGACTTCGTGTTAGCAAATAAAACAGCCATAACCCCTCCTACCTAGAGGGTACAGGAAACCAAGCCGAAGTCAAGAACCATCCTTCAACGTGTTCAACACTTTCTGAATTGCGTCCAGATATTCCTTTGCGATATTGCCCTTCTCCTTACGAACGGTCTGCCAAAAGAAATAACCCGACCTACCACGATGACGCAAGAACTGCTGAGTCCGAGGCCTAGCCTGACCACCGAACTCGGCACCAAAGAACACGTCACCCCTAGTCACCTTCCGCTTGCGCTTCCTGTTGGGATTTGACTTAGAAACAAACGCAGACTTCTCACTCAACTTAATTGTCGGAATACGGTCACGCCTAGCCCGCATCCCCTTCATCACCTCAGTTGCCTGACGGGAACGGGTGACAGTCGCAGCCTCAGCCTTAGCCTTCTCATTCAGATTCTCTGCGACCTGCTGGGCAGCCTTACGCATCTCAGTATTGAACCGTTCGTCAGCCTTAGCAGCATCACGCAAAAAGTTTGCAAGACCAACAATCTCTACCGGTTGATTGCCACCAGTAATTGTGACTTGACCTGCTCTACCAAAAACCGCCATCACAACAGACTACTTGTTTAGATGAATTGCTCTCCAACGCAAATAAGCAAACATGGTGAACAACATTCGAGGGTCTTCTGCCAGCAACACCGATGGAGCGATACCTGTCTCAACAGACAGGTATGCAATCATCCAATGGGCTGACTGGTCTCCAAAGGGACGATCACAGCGTCAGCTTGGTTACCCAACTCCAATGCTTCAATCTCGTTAATCCATGAATCAAAATCTAAACCTGTGCGCTTCTGACGATGTTCAGAATGCCAAGCCAAGAAACCTAAATCGGTGAGAGTTAGTTCAGCCTCAAACTTTGCAACGCTCTTACTGAACTTCTGTTCAAAGGCGATGAAGTCTGGGAACGCAGCAATAATGGTGCGCTTCTTCTGATCCAATGACGACGTTACTTCTAACGCTATTTTCATTTTTCCTCCGCAGGGTTAAAGGTTAGTTAGAAAAGATTATGCGCCAGTACCAGTCTTAGTTACTGCACCATCGATTGGATAGGTGACCGATGCGGTAGCAAGATCGCCAACAGCACCAGCAACAGGAGTCCAAGTCAAAGGAAGCACATTGAATGCGTACTGTGGATTGCTTGAAGATGCAGCACCAGTTCCGTTTGGCTTGACTGTCATTGGTACAGCAGTACCCGCAGCCCAAGCGTCGTAGAACAACTTCTCAATCGTTGGGTAATCCTGATGCAGTTCAAGTGTGATTGCATTGTCTGCAAGACCT